CACAACCTCAGCTTCCTGGGGTTTCTCTTTCGCCGAGTCGGGGATGATGATCCCGTTCTGGATACTCTCCTTCTGCTCAACCCGGCGCACAACGAGCCGGTCGTACAAAGGACGAATCTGCATTATTCGAGTCCCTCTCTTTTCGCGTACGGCGTGCCGCCGTACAGATCGAGCCGCTTCCGGGCATACGCTCGCGCGCAAGTCAGGCAAAGCACCTGATAAATGCCATCCTTCGAAACCACAGCCATCTGCAACTGGCCGCCTCGCGCCTCGGCCTCAGCCGCGAGCAGATCGGTGCTGGTGTGGCAGACCTGGCACTCTGTTGGCCACGTGCCATGCGTCAACGCATCCATCGCCTTCCGCGACCACTCCAGGCACTCGACGCACACCGAGACGGCGCCGATGTGCTGGACCTCCGGGGCAGGCTTCCACTTCCCGCAATACGGGCAACGGACGCGCATCTGGATCGGAGCCGTCATTTGTGGAAGTCCAGGATGTCCTTCCTCTTGGCCGGCTCGTCGTCTTCGTCGGGCTCGGCCATCTCGATGAGCTGGACGGGCAGCGCGAGGATGCCCCGCGCTTCAAGGATCATTCCCCGCAGCACCTGCGTCTGGTCATGCCCAACGCTCGTTGCTTCCAGACTGAGGCGTCGCTTTTCCAACTCGGTGTTGATTGCGGCGTCCAGTAGTTTCCAGCCGTCGCTTTCGATCAACGCCTGGATCGCTGCGCCTTCAGCGTGCGTGATGCGCATTCACTGGCCTCCCTTTCGGCTTGAGACTGTCTGGCAGCAGCGGCAGCCGCGCCGCCTGGTTGTCGATCACCTCGTCCGGACTCTGTTGGTTGATCGGAGGAGCTGTCGGTCCGGGCAACGGCTGCGTGCTGACCGGGTGTGGCGCCGGAACCGGCGCGGAAGGTCCGGCGGGTTGCGCGGGAGCTGGCGCTGGCGCGCCCGCTTGCGGCAGTGGGCTCGCGCCGGCTGCGGCCTGCGCTGTGCGTTCCGCTTCTGCCTGCGCCTGAGCCTGCATCTGGAGCCGCATCTTGCCTTGGATCTGCCGCATGTGCAGCAGGATGTGTTGCGACAACAACTCCAGCGCCGCGGCGTCCCGCCGCTCGGGCGGAACAGCGTCGCCCTCAACGAGCTGCCGCGTGTGCTCCTTGATATGCGCCTGGTCGTCATCGACGGGGAAGGGCTCGATCAAGACGCGATCGCGCAGCATGGCCTTCCACTCTTCTGCCGGCGTCTTGGGCGTCTCGATGTCCGGCGGCTGCGGCACGTAGTCCGTGAAGTTGGTAATGCCGCAGGCCTTCGCCGTGTTCGCAGTGAGCAACCACAACGCCCGCGGGTTCGACGTGAACAACGGATTTTGCACGGCCATGCCGTAGAAGTCGATGGCCTTCTCCTTGGTCGCCTCGCGGCTCCAGATGCTCGTGGCGAACTTCAGCCGGAAGTTGTAGAAGCCACCGCGCTCGTCAGGCCGCAGCACCGCGCCGCCCGAATGCACATCGAACAGGCCGCCGGCCTGCTGTTCGGTGACCTGGAAGAACACTTCCTTGTCCGTCATCGAGCAGTCCAGGTCCCAGACGCCGCGCAGGAAGCGCGCCAGGTCTTCGCTGATCCCGAGCGTGTCCAGGTTGGCGCGGACGTCGCCCATCTGAATCAGGGCGATCTGCCCAGTGGCCGTCTTGGGCGCGTTCGGGCGGTCGATCTCGCGGCCCAGCGTCTGATCGTTGATCGCCGTGACGCGCTCGACGATCTGTTCCATGGCCTGTTCTTTGCTGATGATGCCGGACAAGTCGGCCTTCATGTAGACCGGGACCGGCGCTTGGCCTCCGCCCATCGGGTAGGCGCTGAACGGCTCGTAGCTGAACTTCTCCGGCTCGAACTTGGTGGCGGGATCGTAGAAGATCGAGGGACCGACGCTGAATTGCATCGCGCGCGTGCCCAGGTTGTGGTTTTTGCTGATCTCCTGTTCCTGGCGCCACACCATCTCGCCGATGCCCTTGCACCAGTACGTCCCGTCGTGAGTCAGCGACAGCTCGGCGTACGGGCGCGGATCGTCGCAGTAGGGGTAAACGTCGGACAGGCGCTGCACGCTGACGATCTTTTTCAGGCCCGGCAGGTACGTGACGATGATGTCAGTCTCATCGATGTCGCGGTGCTTCCAGTCAGTGAGCTGCGCGCCATCGTAGAAGCCGTTCCCCTTGGCCTTTGGCAGACGCCACTTGCCGCACCACTCCCAGACGCGCAACGCCTTGTTGGCCGAGCGGCCGCCCTGATACTCGACGCCCTCCGCAGTCTGCTCTTCGAGGCGGATATCATCGAGCCACTCGTCCTGCGCGTCCTGGCCAGCTTCCGATTGCAGCAGGTGCTCGTAATCGTTCTGGATACCGAAGAACGCGCCGCGGCGCTCGCCATCGAGAAACACCTGCGGGCGCGCCTTGTAGCGCCGGATCGTCCAGGAGTAGTCCTGGAGCGAGCCCACACGCTCTGCCGGCACAATGAAGTCATTCGGGTGAATCGGGTAGATCTCAGGCCCGTTGTAGCGGAGCTGCCTGCCCCGCGGCGTGTTCTGCCAACGCTGGCCCCACGGGCGGTACACGAAGGCACGCCCGTAGAGCGCAGCACGGAAGCTCCAGACCAGGAACGGGTCGATGAAGTTCATGGCGTTGAGAACGCGCCACGACATGAACCGCCCTACCTTGGCCGCGCACTTGCCGTCCGAGTCGCCTACCGGGGTGGCAACGACCTCGGCATCCTCGCCGATGACCTTGCTCATGATCTGCGACCACTTGCCGAAGGTCTGCCACTGCGTGACGGGCACGCGGTAGTTGGGCTCACCGCGCCGGTCAGGAGGCAGCGGATCCGCGCGGCCCTCCCAGGACTGGGTGTAGAGCGCCCACTGTTCCAGCCTGCGCTGGTGGTCGGTGATGGCCGCTACCCAGTCATCATCGATTCGCCCGCACAGGGCGTCCATCTCACGTGTGCCGAGATTGAGTTGTAGACTCACAATTCCTGATTGGCGGGAGTGGCCTTCTCGGGTTCCTCCGGGGGCTCCTCCGGCCCGAGCCAACCGCCCGGAGCGTGCAGGGCAGCGAAGAAGTCCAAGATCGCCTTTGCCTTTTTGCGATCCTCGTTGGCGCGCACCTTCGTGCCGCACTCCGGGCATGTGCCATTGCCCTTGCTATCGAGGACGATGCGGCTCTGGCAGGTGGGACACGGCCAGCACCACTCGGCATGCTCGCCGCGGCCGAAGACGCAGCGCTCGCAGCACACATCGGGATTCAGCTTGTAGACTCGGCTGACGATCGTATCACTGCGCTCTTCGCGGTCCAAGAGCGACTCTGCCTTCCATACGAACTCACGTTCGTGACGGTAGACGCTGCATCCTTCAATAGCTTCAAGATCCGGGTCCCAGAGGAAACGGAGGCCCCATATCCTGATATTTCGGATCGGATCATAGTGGCCAAAATTGGCGCAGATCCGGAGATAGCCTAAGCCCAAGCTGAAGCCACTGTCATAGGGCCACGGACGAGTCCAGGGGAAGCGATGCTCGTAGAAAAACGCTCGCGGTTCACTCATATTCCGGCCCTTTCTTCTCGCTCTTGCCGTACTGTGTGCCGTACGATGCGTGCGCGCGGCGCACTTGCCACTGCGTTTCAGCCCGTGGCGCGAATCGCAATCCCTCCCACGCCAGCGCCAGCGACAGCACCAGATCATCCTTGCTGCCGGGCTGGGCTTGCGGCTTACCGTTGAGCCACACGAACGTACGGAGCTGGTGAATCGTGTGCGGATCGTGGACGATGATCGAGCCAGCGGCGACAGCGCCTTGAAGCTGTCCGATCAGCGCTGGCCGCGTCACACGATTGGTGAGGTAACCGAGCTGGTGATACTCGGGCGGCCGCTTGTCGCCCGGCACGCGCCCAGTGGCGTACACCTTGTCCAGTGGGTAGTTGTTGCGCATCAGCCACAACACAACGACCTCTCCGAACGAGTTCCGCTCGGGCGTCAGGAACGCCTCGTTGTACCACTCGCCCAGTGACGCCACGGTCGCCGCAAAGTCGTCTGGGATCGCATCTTCCTGCTCGAACAGCGCCACTTCCTCGGCCGTGTCCACGTCGAGTATCTGTGCGGCGGACCAATCGGGCTTGAGGTTGCGCCCATCGTCGTTCGTCTGCCGGCCGTTGCCGATGTCGGCGCCGATGCAGTAGTAGTGGCCGGCTTGCGGGTGGCGGAAGAGCCGCAAACGGCCATTCTCGTTGTGGCGCACGGTCCAGCGGCGCTGCGGCCCCACGTGGATCTCGGCCAGATCGCCGGTATCGACGGGCTCTTGCCGCGCCATGCGTCCAACCGCGCCCATGTCGAAGAACGGGCGCCCAGACGCCAGGAAGGCCTCTTCGGGGCAGCCTGGATACTCCTGGTGAAAGCGGTCCATCGACCCCTCGCAGAGGGTGTTGATGGCATAGCGCCTCCAGCAGAGTTGCTCCAGGTTGAGGCTGTACTTCTGCTTCTCGGCCCACTCCTCATCGGTGAGCGAGCGCTGGAACTCTGCCGGATCGCACGGGAGCACTCGTGTGTATTTCGGCTCTTCGTGCCAGCCGAAAAAGATCGCTTCGAGTTCCGACTTCCCTTCGATGGCGCGCATCCACTCGTCGTAGTACGGGTTGCCTACTCCGTTTGGCGTGGATTCGATGGCCAGCGTGGTGTAGAGATCCTTGGGGATCGACGCCATGATGCCGGTCATGAGCGTTGCCGCATCGCGGTAGAAGGCGTACTCGCTCAACTGCAGGTGCCGGATTGGCTTCGAGCGGCCTGCCGTGACGCTGTTGGCCGAAGCCGTCTCCAGCTCTGAATCCTGTTCCCACTTGATGAAACCCGCTGTGGTCTGCGTGGGCTCGATGGAGCGCAACGTCCGCAGCTTCATCAGGCCCTCAAAGGCTCTGTATGAGTCATCGAACTGGTGGTAGTAGCCCCACAGCGACTTGGCGCTGCGGTATGTGTCGCCCACGCACATTCCCGTCTGGCCAGGCCAGAACGCAATGCGGCGCCAGATCGTCTTGGCGACCGCGGTGGACGCGCGCACCTGCCGGGCTTTGAGGTAGATGAACCACAGCGGCTTGCCGAGGCGTTCGCACTTCCGCTCCAGCCGCAGAAGCTTGAGCTGCGCGGGCTGCAACTCCAGCGGCACTTTCTGGCCCTGCTCGTTGCGGATGTTGAGTGCCTCACGGCAGAATGCGGCATCGTCGCGGATGCGCATCACGCGCCGGCGGACCTCATCGGCGCTGAGATTGGCCAGCTCAGACACGATGCACCCCCGCGGCAACCAGTTGCGAGTGCAGGCGGGCGAGGATCGCGCGGCGCTCGGATAGCACATCGGTGTAGCGAGTGCGCAGCCGGTAGGCCACCTCACGCGCTGTGCAGCCGCACAGCAGCAGCAGCAGCGTTACACGCGCCCGCACTGGCAGGCTGGGGATGTAGGGCAGCAGCAGCTCCACTGGATCGGGCTGCGCCGCTGCCTCGTGATCCGCAAGATCCTCCTCGATGTGCTCCCAGGCAATCTCACGCATCGGCCGGCGGCAGTACGTCCAGGCAGCCATGCTGGCCCAGCGATGCGCCCACGCGTGCCACGGGACACCGCGCGCCGGGTCGTATGCGGATGACGCCCGCCACACTGCAATGCGCCCGATCTGGCGCAGATCGTCGATGTCCACGCCGGGCCGCACGAACGCGGCCGCGATCCGCGCGCCGAACTCGTAGTCCTCGACCGCCGGCTCAATCATCGTGGCCTTCCGGCTCCGTCTCGGGCGTACTGGCCGGGACCGTGACCTGGTGGAACACCGCCATCAGCTCAGTGAGCGAGTAGTTGCCCTGAATCGGCTTTCCATCGCTCGTGAGATCCGCATTGATGCGGTCGCCGTACTGCTTGGACGCGAGCCGCGCGAGCAGCCACTCGCGGGCATCAACGCGCAGCCGCGAGCGCATCACGGCCTCTTTATCGAGCACCCGGCCCTTGCGCGTGGTGGCGTAGTCGCGCGAACTATCGTCTGCGATGGCGAGGATCTGCTCGGCGATCACGCGAAGGCGAAAGTCTTGCGCGCACGCGTAAATCTCTGCAAAAGCAGGGAACTTCTTAAGCCAGGCGAAGATCGTTGAAGGCCTTGGCATGCCCTTGCGCTTGCAGATATCGGTGAGCATCTCGCCGTTGGCGATGCGATCACAGATCGCTGCGGCAACTGATTCGGAGTATGTTGAGGGGCGCCCTACAGCGCGTGGCTTGCGTGTGGCGGGAGTGAGCTGCTTGCTGGTGGCCGATAATCGCTTACCCATGGCATCCAGCGCCGCAACTGGAGCGCCGGGCGGCTGCGCATCGTATCGGCGGCGACACTCGGCCGCCCGGCTTGGGTTGCGATGCTGAGTGCACCGTAACGGTGGATCGAGGGGATTGTCAACAATTTGAGGCTGATTTGTTTGTGAGGCGCTGGAGCGCTGGCACTGTTGAGAGCCGCACGCGTCGCGCCTCGCAGCCTACGGCCTCGGCTGACTCTGCGGCAACACCCCCCTCAACCCTACCCTTCTCCCCCCTCTTGCCCCACAGCGCTGCTCAGTGATACCACTCGCCGCGCTCTTCTTCGGGGATCAGCCGGGGCTGCTCAGCCAGATCCGGCTTTTTCTTTTTGGGCTCGCTCTGCGCCGCCGGCGCCGGATGGCACTTGCAACGCTGCCACACTTCGCGGCCATGCTCATCGCGCACTGGCACGTAGCCCAGGCCATGGCAGATCGAGCACTTCATGCGCCAACGCCCTCCCGCTCGCGCAGCATCGCGATCGCTCTCCCGAGCACTGCCCCGCCATGCTTCTGCCGTAAACCGATCAGCGTGCCGTAGCACTGCCCTACGCGCCCCTCGTAGGTCTCGGTGCCACTCAGCACATCCGCCATCATCTGCGCGAGCCGGATGCGCGAGCCCGAGCTGCGCTTCCGCGGCTTCTGCGCTGCCTCGTGAATCATGCCCTTCATTTCGCCCTCCGCAACAAGGCCAGAACCGTCGTGTGGTGCCGGTGCAGCACGCGTCCGATGCGCGGCAATGACCACTGGCAGGCGCGCAGCCGGATTGCCACCAGCCGCCGCGCTGCAACGAATTCCTCGCGTTTCGATTTACTGAGCAGTTCGGCCTCGGTGCATCGGTATCGCGTGCACGCTTCAGCAATCGCTGCCGACCCAACTCCGATGCAAGTCATGCCGTCATCCTCCGCTCAATGCCATCTCTTTGCGCCTCTGCGGCCACTACGGCGCGCCAGCGCGCTCCCGCCGGGCAACTACACGGCATCGATGCCGCGATGAGCCCTGCGAGCCCCACAATCGGCCCTACCGCGCCTGGGCGATCCACACGACCGTAGCCGTGGCACTTGGGGCACGTTGCAAGCTGTACGATCGTGCGCGCTTCCTTCAGCCCGTAGAAGTTCGCCGGCTTCGGCACGCTCGTGCGTTGCCGCAGCCACGCGTCGATGATGTCCTTCGCGTCGGCGTCGTTGCGCGCCACGTCGGCCAGCGCGCGGGCCAGCTCGTCCTTGCCGCTATCGGCCATCCAGCCCCATCCGTCGAGGCCTGACAGGCGCGACACTTGCGCCACTGCGAATGCTCGATTACACGCCATATTCCGCCCTCGCTTTCGCTGCTTCGGCGTCCCATCCTGACAGCTTCGGCGACTGGACTAGGGGCGCCTCCCGCATCCAGTCGCCATCGACAATCACGTAGCGCAGTGGCTTCAGCCTCGCCCTGCCTGCCCGCATGGCCTCCCACCAGCCGGGGATATTGCGCTCCATCGCGGCCAGAGCGTCCTCCGGATCCGCCGCAGAAATCACCGCTTGCACCGCGAGTTGCATGCCCTGCCGGTAGTCCTGCTGATTCGGAGCCGTGTCCGCCAGCGCCTTGATCCGCCGGTGTGTGTCAGGTGGAGCGGGCGTGTGGGCGGGGGAAGGAAGGGCTACTGGGTTAGATGGGGGTTGCGTATTCGCACTCACTCTCCCCGAAGAGACTTGCTCTGTACTCTGTTCTCTGTTCTCTGAGGCCGTTTCAGAAACGTTTCGTGAAACGTTGCCTGAAACGTTTCTTCGGCGTTCCTCTTGCCGTTTCCGAAACGCCCGAACGCGTCCGGTGGAAGTATCGCTTTCGAACTGCCTCTGGTCCCAGTTGTGGGGTGCATACGCACCGTCCGTGAAGTCGAGCAGCCCGACGCCAACCAGGTCGTTGAGCACCGTCTGGACCTTGCTGGACGGCACTCTGATAGCTCGGGCAATGGTCGCGCAATCCGGCAGTACCCCATCGTTCTTGCGGTAGAGCGCCAGGATCAGTTGCCAGTGCCGGAACTGCCGATCGGTCAGCGTCTGGCTCTTGTCATCGGGATCAAGAATAGACACGTACTGGCGCCACCACAGCTCTCGTTTTTCAGCCAATCCTTACCTCCCGCCTTGCCCACAAGAACCTGAGCTTTCCGTCGCCGGCGCGTTGCCGCGTGACGCGCTCGACCAGGCGCGCGGCTTCGGCGTAGGACAGCGCCATGCGCACGCGGGACACGCCCAGCCCTGTGCGCTGCCGTATCTCTCCCTCGGGGCGCGGCGCGCCGTCCAGCGCGGCCACTACGCTCGCCACATCCGCGCGCGCGATGTCACCTCGATTCACCGTTGGCCTCCAGCAGTGGCGCGCTCTTTTCTTCCTCCGCCTGGTCGCAGTCGTTGTGGCAGGCGCGGCCTGCTTCGTGGTGCCAGCGCTGGCCCCGTTTGATGGGCCGCAGGCAGCGGCCGCACGTGAGCTTGGGCCCTTCCGTGATCGGCTGGTGGCACAACGGACAGCGCTTCATCGCCGCACCTCAGCCCCGGAATGCAGGCCTGGGTTACACGTAGTGCACCACCATTCAAAGTCGTTCTGCTCTAGCAGTTCTGCGGGTAGCCCGCACTCTGGGCAGGCGTCAGCCATGAAGCGATCCGTCGGAATAATGGATTTGTGCCTGAGGCCTACTACGTGAACGAGCTCGTCGGGATGCTCGGGAGAAGGTACAAGATCCTGTCCTGGGAGGAACGCCACAACGGCCCTGAGCCTTTCGGCAGATCCATGCCAATGGGTGAAAACAGCTTCCAGATCAAAGCTGTTCCTCTCCGGATAGACTGTGAGGTCCACCATTGTCACGCGAACGATTTGGCCCGGCTTCAGGTCGGCACGCTGGATATCACAAGGGAAGGTCGCCTTGGACAGTTTCAGCGGGCGTAGTTGCGCCAGCTTCTCTTTCTTCGTGGCACAGCCAGCGCGCAGGCGGCAATGATGGCACGGGTATAGGATCATCGATCGCCGCCTTCCTGGGCCATTGCGAGCAGCGGCCTCTTCGCGTCCGCCTTGCGCCGCCGTGTCTCGCGCGCGTTGCACTGATGGTGTGTCTGATCGTAGGCCAGATGGCAACGCTGGCACAGCGCCTTCAGGTTGTCGTCCGAGCAGTTCTCTGGCGTGTGATCGAGATGTGCGACGGTCAGCACGATCTTGGTCCACCCGCCGTGGTCGCGGATCTGGAAGCTTTTGTTCTCGACGCCACAGAACTCACAGCGATTCTTGGCCCGGATCAGGATGCGCTCGCGAATGAGCTTCCAGTCCTTTGGGTAGCGGGCTCGCTCAGATGGGCGGATGGGCATCACTTCCCGCCTTTCCCCGCGCACTCGCGCGCTTCGGCCAGCAGCTTCCCACTTCGCACAACGCAGCCCTTCAGGCGCGAAATCTCCGCGTTGCGCGCGCACAGCGCCTCTTGCAGGGCGGTGATCGTCGCGCGTGCCACGGTGAGCTGGCGCGCCACCTCGCGTCGCCGCTCTTCGGTGGCGTTGTTCTCGTGGAAGAGCCGGTCGATCTGCGCCAGATTCTCCGTGCGCTCGGCACGTAAGCCATTCAAAACTTCGGCGTTCACCGCGCACCCGTGGCACAGCACGATCAAGCGCTCAGCCATCGGATCCTTGTCGTGAAGCTCAGCCACGGTCGCCTCCCTGCGCGGCGAGCGCTGCCTTTACGATCAGAAGAGTGCCTGCAGTATCCTCGATGTATCCGTCGTCATCCTCTGCCGCAAAGCCCGCCTTCCTGTTTTCCAACTCCTCGGCGATGAAGTCGCGCGCGGCTTTCAGGGCCAGGCACCCCACGTCTTCAACTGACTGGTTGGCAAGCGCGGTGTAGCCCTTCACGAACGCATCCCCGGGCGACCAGGATTCGTAGCCGTCGTCGTAGACGACGTAGTAGCCGCCCGGCTGCGGATTGTGCTTCCGCACGTACTCGGCGCTCACCATGAACGGCTCGTAGCCGGGTTCTTCGGGATAAATGAACGCCTTCGGCTGTTCGCCGGGCTCCTGTACGCTGCACAGCCCGACCCTCCGGATCTTCAACGCGTGTACGATCTTGTGGCACTGATAGCGCGGCAACTCGACAGCGCCCTCACCATTGACTACCTTCATCTCCTTGTCCTTTCCGGGCCGCCCTCGCGAGCGGCCCTTGCTCTGATTCCCTCGTTGATTCTGTTCAGGCCTCGCTCACGCGCCGGGCTTTACCCCGGTCGGCCCATCGGTTGCACCTCCTGTCGCATTCAGATTTCTCCTGGCCGCATCTCGTACGGCTGCGCGACGATCTCCAGCCGCGGCTCCTGGCGGTCGAGCATCAGCCGCGAGCCGTCATGGCTGCGGATCTGGCGATCGTTCGCGATGAAACCGTAGTGCTGGAGCCAATCGTCGACGGCCTGCTCGTAGCCGGACAGGTCGCCGGTCGTTTTCATAAACAGGTAAGCGCGCAACGTGCGCGTCAGCGGAACTTCCACCGGCAGAGTGAGGCCAGCGCATGAGAGGCGCGCGGACAGGATCAGCGCCGCCGCCTCCGTGTCGTGGATCCAGCTCGCGTACTCCTTGCAGGGCGCGACGCGCGGGTAGCCGCCGACGCGGATGATGCGCGGCCGGTTCTTCTTCGTTGGCACGCGGCCCGGCAGGACCAGGCGGAAGCCGCCCAGTCCCACGCGAGTCGCACTGAGTTCGTTGAGCGGCATCAGTCGTCATCCTCGTAGCCGAAGCTATCGGGGTTGCAGTGTTCGCAGTTCTCCTCTTCGGGCGTGCCCTCGAAGATGGCGTCGTCGATGTCGCCGCCGCAGTAGCAGACCTGGCCACATTCTGGACAGCAGTGCGCCATCACTCGCCGTCCTTCGGAGCTACCACTTGGTCACGCCGCTCGCGCGCCCACGTGACGACGTGCGCGGCTGCCGTCTTGGTCTTCCCCGGAATGGCGAGGCCCTTGCCGGGTACGAGCGCGCCCCGCGCCGCGGCAATCGCCGCATCGAGCGCGGCGCAGCAGGCGTCTTCCTGGGTTGTCTCGCTGATGCCCTCGTCGGCATCGGAGAACTCCGGCGACTTCGCAGGGCCGAGGCGCACCCACCACGCCCAGCCGTAGCCTTCTTCGTCCTGCACGACGCGGACGCGGGCGTAGGAATCAGCGCGGCCTTTCAGCTCCTCGTCGTACAGCACCCGGCTCAGGCCTTCGGGCTCGCCTTCTGCTTTCGCCGTCTTGGCGGCGGCAACCTCATTCAGATAGCGCGCGCGCTGAGCTTTTTGTTCCTCGGACAGGAGATTTTGCCAGATATCCCCGTGGATGTACTGGCCTTGCCGAATCAGATCCTCGAACTGTGGGACGAGCGCAGGCCCGGAGTCGAGCGTCTTGATCTGCTTCAGGAATGCCCGGAATCCCTTGGGCGGCACGACGCTGAAACCGACGTGCATTCTCCCGGTTTTCGCGCCGATAAACCAGGGATCAGGCGCGTCAGCCGCCGGTTCTCCCGCATTCATGCTCGCGACCAGCTTGCCCCAGCAATCCTCAAGCTCGCCGAAGAGGGCGCGCATTTCGTCGGCCGTCGTGGCCGCGTCTGCGCGCGTAATGAAGTAATCGGGCTCGCTCAGCGGGGCGGTGACTTCCTTTTTTTCGACCTCGTTTGAGGACGATAAGAACTCCTGCTTCGTATCTTCGTTTTGCGCCGGCGCCATCTCCGGCTCAGACGAATTAGGCGTGGCGTCGTTTTGGGCCTGATTCGTTTTGGATGTTGCCATCTCCGGCACGATCTGCGGCGTGGGTTGCCCGAACAGCTCGGAGTTCGATTTCACCGGCTCGTTGGTGAGCGCGGGCTCTTCTTCGCGGGGCGACAGGGCGAGCTTGCCCTCGCCTTTCCCCACGGTCCTGCGGAACTCCAGCAGCTCGGCCTCGCGCCCGTCGAGGAGCGCCCTGAACTTCGCTGCAAGGTAGGTCGGCTTGCCCTTCTTCTTGCCGCCGACCTTCGTGACCACCACCCGGTCGATCAGCGGGCAGTTCAGTTCCAGGTGAAACTGCTTCGGGGCGCGGCCAATGGTTGGAAGGTCGAATACGAGCTTGGCGTTCCTCAGCTCGTAGTCGAGTTCGATCTTCTTGTAGCCGTCCTTGGGCAAGTCGTCGCGCCCGTAGACGGTGTACTCCGCTTCCATGGCCCGCGCTGCGGGCCTCGTCATCTGCGCAACAGCGTGCAAGTACACCGCCCCACCGAACCTGAGTTCGGCCGCTGCGAAGTGCGCCTTCTCAAATGTGATTGCTGTGTTCACTACTCGTCTCCTTCGCGTCGTTCGATCTGACTGACAATCGCGTCGTACTCGCTGGCCGGGATCTCACGCGAGTGGTGATAGCCGAGACTGGCAAGGAACGGCGGAAAACTCTGACTGTCGTAGCCGGAATTCATTGCGATGGCGTACAGCCGCTTGGCCTGCGCCTCGCTGATGGTCTTCTCTCCGTTGCCGGGCTCTCTGGTCGGTGCGGGCGCTGCCGCCCTCTGCTGCGCTGGCTGGCTCTTGCGCTGCGGCTGCTGGCGCTGAGGCTGTTCGTCGGAGGTGTCGTACTCGTTGCCCGTCATCTCCTCGGCGGGCGTGCCCTGGTAGCCCTTCAGCCGGACCACCCACTTGAAGAGGTTCGAAAGTACCTTCGAGCACGCCCGCGTCTGTGCCATGCTGCGGAGCTGCTGGAGCGGCGTTCCCACGTAGCCGACCTGAGTCTTCTTGCCGCTTTTCCACTCGTACTTCGGGCGCGGGCCCCAGTTCTCCTCGTCGGACAGGCACATCGCGTCGGCCGTCGAGATCACCTGGCCGGTGGGCATGTGGTACGACTCGGCGGTGCATTCGTAGCCGTGCACATCGCCCATCTCGATGTAGCGGGTTTCGCGCACGCGGGCCGTGACGCGGTAGGCGGCGGCAAGCATCTGCCATGCCTCGATGTACAGGTGCTTGCTACTGCCGATGATCTTGAAGAGCTGTAGCTCTTCGACGCGTCGAGACCACGGCGTCACGACCATCTCGGCCTCTTTGTAGACGGCCTCCGCTGGCCGCGAGAGCGAGAGGTCACTGCCGTCGTTGATGACTTGAAGCTGTGTATCTTCTGCCATGAGAACCTCCCTCAGCCGCGATTACTCACCCGCGGCCGCGAGCGCATCACCACGCCGGGGATCTGGATCTTGCCCTGTGTGGAACGCGCCAGCGTGTTGAGCGCGGGCATGTTCGGGGCGATCAATCCGGCCATCGACGGGTTGGAAACCACGTACTTCGCCAGAAGGACCACGTTCTGGACCTCGGCGAAGTAATCCGTGCTCAAGGAAATGCCGGCGGCTTTCGGCCGCGCGACCGGAGCAATCACTTGCGGCGCCACCGGCAGCGGAGCTTCGCAGATGGCCTGGACCTCTTCGGCGCTTGCGCCGTCAGCCTCAGCCTGCTCGATTGCGGCTTCGCGTTCCTGGGCCTGGCGCGCCTCTTCGGCTTCACGGGCCTTGCGCTCCTCTTCCTCCGCGATGCGGCGCTGCTCTTCGGCGTATGCGCCGATCTTCCGCTTGATCGTGCGTTCGGCCTCTTCGAGCGGGCCATCCACCTGCTTCTTTGCCGCGAGCGCGGTCTTGTGCGCCTCGTGAGCGGCGGTGATGACCGGATCGAAGACTGCGGCCGCTTCCTTCCGAAGGTCCTTGATGCCGTTCAGCGCGGCTGCCGCGAAGTCCAGGTCAGGCTGATCCTTGATCTGGAGTTGGTTGGCCCGTTCGGGCCACGTCTTTGCGCGCTTCGTCACGTCGGACTGTTGCGCGATAATCTCTGGCGACGGCGCCGGAATCTCGATCACTTGTGCTTGTGCTGCCATTTCAGTTCGCAACCCCTTCTCTGTAGGATTTGGTCTCCATCACTTTCCGAACGGCCGCTTGGCGTGGTGCTGCGGGATCGTCCCGTTCTTCAGAAGCCCTCGGAACGTCGCGCCCGGGCGCTCCGCGTTTTTCAACACGTGGAAGAGATCCACAGGCACGTGGTAGTCGTAAACGAAGCCGGGGCCTCCGGTCTTGCGGTTGATAAAGGTGAGGGTCAGAGTGTTCTGGCCGTCGTGCTCGACGCGGTACAGCGACGTTGATTTGTCGCGCGGGACCGTGTAGGTATGCGCCTTGGGCGCAGTCGTAGTGTTAGGCATATTGCAGTTCCTCACTCGCAGTTCGAATCAGTTTGTTGTTGTTGCGCCAGTGCCAGAGGCAAGCAGCCATCTGCCAGGTCTGGAGATCGCGGGCGTAAGACTCAATCGGGAAAAGCGTCAGGTGGTACGTGCGGTCGTCCTTCAGCCGCAACGCGTAGCGCACGTAAAGGCGCGGCTTGTCAAGAAAACGGGTGTAGGCCGTGATCTGGAGCGCGTGGCCTGGAAGCAGGATGCCGGTCTTCAGGTCCAACAGAACGGGCTTCCCGTTCAACGTGCCAGTTCTGTCCAGCGTGCCAGCGACGCGTAGCGCAGGATCGTAGCCGCGCGCTTCAATCAGGTCGGGCACGAAGCCCGTCTCACGGCGAAAGCGGCGGTAGGCTTCGAGGTACGGCCGGATCGCATCGGACACGGTCGACTCGTCGAGGTCGCCTTCATCGTCGAGCTGGCACGCCAGGTGCGCGTCCGTGCCGCGCCGCGCCGCGGCTTGCAGGACATCCTGGGAGATCATCGAATAGTCGGTGAGCCCCATGTCCTTGAGCACCTGCGTCACGCTCGGGATTGGCTGGCCGTCGTAGGTGTAGGCGTGACGAAGCGCCTCGAAGGTCAGTTCGCGCGGTTCGATCATTGCGCGTTATCCCCTTCCCGCGAAGAAGATACCGGCCAGAAGCCCGAGGACCACGAGGACGCAGCACGCCTGCGCTTTAACCTCCTCGATGTATGGGTTGCGCGCCTTGCGCTGCGGTTTCGGGAGGCCGAGCGTGCAGCCGCGCTTGCTCATGCCGCACGGATAGAGGTCGTCGCGGCTACGCATGAGGGGCCTCCGGCCACTCGCCGCCCAGGGCTTCGACGATGCGGCGGGCGCCCGCCTCGCTGACATCCCACGCACTGTTCTCGGAGAAATGCGAGACGTACCAGAACTTGTCCCAGAAGTAGACGACGATGTCTCTTTCGAGAGAAACCCAGGTCGGTCCAGCCGCAACAGCGCGTTCAAGCCACAGTCCCGCCGGCCGATCCGCCTGATCCTGCACGCGGCGCATCAGCTCTCCCGCGAGGGAGTGCGCCTTACGGATGTGGGCAGCGATAATCTGGTCATCGCCTGGAGCGATCTGGACGACGGCGACCCCCAACTCGGAGTAGACCTGCAGAAGTCCTTCGTGGAATGTCACCGCGCACCTCCGGCGAGCAGTCCCAGGAAGTGGTCGAAGTGCTCGGCCTGCGCCCGTGCGAAGGACTGTGGAATCGCCTTCGCCTTGGCTACTACCTCGGCGGGAACCTCGGGCTGGCCGTGCTTCGCCAGCGAGAGTTCAAAGGCTGTTTCAGAATCGTTTTGGTAATGTGCTTCTGATCCCGTCCAATCGTCCGGGGTCTCAGCGAGTGGATTGTATCGGACGTGCATCGCAACCTTCCTCGGGCGAAATCTGTGTCGATTCCGCGTTGGAAGGCTTTAACTGGTTGATTTAGTGGAGAAGCTTAAAGGCCTGCAAAACCTCCATCACCGGTTCAACTCCGGTCCGCGCCTCCATCCCACTTCGCTTACAAACCAGCAAAATCATTAAGTTTTGGCTCTACGCCAAAGCCGTCGAATCTGGCCCTGAATTTCCTTTCAGCTAAGCACAGATTCGACGGCGGACTCGCTCAGTGGCGAGCGGTGACGCGGAACCAGACGAAGCCGGGCCGGTCGGGCACTTCAAAGACAAACGCGCCGTTCGATTCGCGTGCCGAGCCGTTGCCGCCGAGCCGTTCCAACGTGTAGCCGGCGCCGTGGAATAAGCCGGGCGGCAGCGTCCAGGTGGCGCTCTCGTTCATCTCGCGAAACACGAGCAGGTAGCCGGAGCGGCCGTCCTCGGCCAACGAGGCGAAGCCGGTCCAACTGAAGCCATCCGGAGCCGCGCCGACGGGTACTGTCACACCGCGATAGATCGCCTCGCGGTGCTGCTTCCAGGTGCGCACCAGCGGCGCCATACGGGCAATGAAACCGTCGGAGAGGCCGGAGGATTCGAGAAACGCCAGCGGGCTGCCGAACATGGTGGTGGCGAACAGGTAGTCGGGCTGGTAGCGCGCCGGCGCAAGCGGATCGTCGTGGTAGAGCGTCTGGTTGCGTTCGGAGTTCAGAAACTCGATCTGCAGGCGTACCGGGTCGACGTACTGGGCAAGCTTCCACAGATTGCGCAGGCTCTGGTGGGGCCAGTAGCGGTGGGTGTCGGTGTACCGGTTTTCGACAAAGAGCGACCCGGCCTGGATGGCGCCGAAATAGCCCAGACGCGACTGGGCGGTGATGTCCACGTTGATGGCCATCCGTCCGCCCGTCTCCTCCAGTTCGCGGTCGAGCAACTGGCGGAAGCGCTGCTGGGATTCGCGCGAGGTGAGCATGACGCCGTCCACCTTGAAACCCGAGATGGGATAGGTGCGGTAGAGGCGCAGGAGCTGGTCCGCCTCCTTCTGCCAGCCGGCGAATTCGTGGTCCCAGTCGGGCTGGTACCAGAGGCTGACCGCCAGCTTTTTGGAGCGCGCGTAGTCGATCACGGGAGCGAGGCCCTGGGGAAAGCGCGCGGGCGAAGGATCCCAGGGGCCGTAGCCGGCGGGCGGATGGCCGCCACTCTCCCAACCGGCGTCGATCTGCACGGTGTCGAGGCCGAGGCGGGCGGCGGCGTCAATTTCCTTGCGAATGAATGCGTCGCTGATGCGCTTGCCCTGCGACCAGTCGCCCCAGGTGTTGCTGACGAAGCGGCCGTCGCGCGCGGCGTCGTACTGGCGCAACTGGCGCTGGTAATTGTGCAGAGCGGCGATGCGCCCGGTGCGCCCGCCCTGGTAAGCGAGCAGAACGAAGGGATCGCCCTGGCCGGCGGCCGTGCCGTGGCCGTAGAAGGAGAACTGGTAGGCGGGGACGTGGTTGGCGCGCTCGGAAGGGTTGTCGGAGACCATCATGCCGGAGCCGTCTACGCGCAGATCGGCGGCGACGGGCGCGGGCCGGTCTTCCGGAAGAGCTCCTTCTTTCAGGAACGCGAGTCCGGAGCCGGTAAGGGTGTTTTCAATGAAGAACAGGTTGCCAGTGGTTTCGATGAGGGTTTCGTTGGGGTGCAGCAGCCATTCGGTTTCCTGGGCCAGTTCGTTGTGGTGATCGGAGCGGTCGAAGAGTGCGACGCGGGTGAGGCGCACGTGCGGATTGGTGAGCAGCAGGTGGTCGAGCGCATCCTCGCGGGGAAACGGACTCTTCGCGGAGGGGGCACCGGGAGCCGCGCCAGCGGCGGGCTGGCTGGCTACCATCCACATGCGCACGCCGGCTACGTGGGGGAAGACCTGGAACTCGTAGCGGGTGGTGGCGGTAGCGCCGGCCGATTCCAGCTCCACCCGCAGCGACGCGGCCTCGGTGGCGCCAAACGTTCCGCCGGCGCCGAGCAACCGCACATGACGGGTCTCTTCGGGCAAACCGGCGGGCGGATACGGCGCTGGAAGACGGGGCGGCACACCCATCCACTCCGCACCGCCCTGGCCGAGCGTGCGGAACGAGACCGGATAGAGCAGGCCATCCTGGACGCGCCAGACGCGTTCCAACCGTGCGTTGCCGATGGTCAGGCGGCCATTTTCCAAGCGGGCGTAACAGTCTTCGAAGGTGAACGACGGCGCTTCGGCGAGCTTCGGTGCGGCAGCGGCGGAGAGCGAAACGGTCAGTAAAAGGGCGGGGAAAAGTCTGTGGAAGTCACGCATTTTCAT